CGACCACCTATTCGGGCGAGCAGCAGACATTCAGTGCGAGGATATGGCTTCTGTATTTGCGTTTATACGCAAGCAGACGCATTTTAAGCAGCTCATCTGGGAGTTTGGTACAGACAAGCAACCTGCGTGGATTCACGTAAGCTACGACGTTAACAACAATAAAGGAGAAGTATTAAAAGCAATAAAGAAAAATGGGAAAACCAAATACATCCAATTTTGAAAGCTGGCTTAATGAACTCGAAGACGTACCCACACCCCCTGCTTGCTCTATTGATAATCCTGATTGTGAGTCTTGTTCTGGGTAGTTGTAGTGCCGAATGGCATTTGCGCCAAGCCGTAAAGAAAGGAGCAAACGTCTGGCAAAGTAGGTGGGACACCACTATTGTAACTAAAGAGCGAACCCTTTGGGACACGCTTACGCTAAAAGATATTGATACGGTGGTTGTCCAAAAAGATAACATACGCCTAAAAATTGTTAGGAACTTTGATACGGTGCGTGTTAAAGCGACTTGCCTACCAGACACCGTGCAGGTGACTAAATACATAAAGACCTCTGTAACGGCTCCTAAAAGCCGCAATTACGAAAAGTACCTAATGCTGTTTGCAGTTGGTATGCTGCTAATAGTGTTATTAAGGCGATAGAGGTACTTTATTTGCGTTCTAACGCACTTTCTACCAAAATTGGTACATTGATATACCTTGACTAATAAAATGCGTCTAAACGCAAATTTTCTTTTATTTTTAATTTTAGTCAAGTTATATCTTTACTTACTAGTTAAGTTAATTAGTTAAGTTATTAGTTGATTAGTTAAGTAAGTTAACTAACTAAGTTGTAAAAAATAAGCATTAGGAGCATACCTCCGACAAGTGTTAATAACTTTTTTGTTTTCAACACTGCAACAACCTAAACAATCCTGCATTAGGTTTGCAATATGGGAACAGATAGAAACACCAAGCGAGCTAAATACTTCGCCATTGAGGAAGGTCGTTTGAAGAACGACTACACCAACGCCTTCTTGAATCATTTTGGCTTTTGTGACTACAACCTATCTATTGACGAAGCAAGAGACATTCGCAAATACAACACGTTCGAGAACGGAACTAAACACTTCGACCAGTGAGCGTACCTAAATACTACATCGGCAAGTACAAGGGCATCGAAGCGATGGACGTGGTACTGGACTTCCAAGAGGATAACTACAACCTCGGAGTTGCAATCGCCTATTTGCTCCGTGCTGGCAAGAAGCAAGACAACCCGTTAGAGCAAGACATTGAGAAAGCAATAATCCACCTACAACGTGAATTAAAGCACCAGCGAAACAAAAAAGCGGAGGGTGGCTACGGCGAGGGTGGTTTGTGACACACGCATAGAAGTCACCTTGGGCAAGGTTCCTTCACTAAACCAGTTCTATTCGTCAAAGCATTGGATAGTGCGCAAGAAGGCCAAGGACAAGTTTGTTGCCGAGGTTCTTGCTCAATTAGCAGGATACGACAAATTCAAATTTAGTTCACTGGTAGTAAACCTTGAACATAACTACGGCTACGATAACGACAACTGTATAATGGCTATTAAGTTTGCCTTGGATGGTTTGCGTAAGCACGGAGGCGTACAGGACGACACGGCTCGGTTTGTTACAAAAGTTTCCATATTTAGAAACCCAGAGGTAGAAAAGAATACTGGCAAAGTAATTTTTTTTGGTGAATGTTTGTGGTATTGATTTTTTGTATATCTTTGAACCATTAACCAACACACTCACTTTATGGAATACACCTTCCGAACGAATTGGTCCCAAGATGGGGCCGCCCAAATGGTGGAGTTTCTGCAACACCGCATCGAGGCACTTGCCTCACGCAACGAGTTCCTCGAAGCAGAAAACGAAGTATTAAAAAGAACCTTAATTAACGAATTGCAAAATGGCTAAAATCACCAGCATCACCCCCACAGGACAGTGGAACGAGTTTTTCAAGTTTGAAGTACGCTTTGACGATGGCGACTTCGGAACGACTTTCGCAAAGTCCACAACCCCTCCTTACGCAGTAGGTGACGACGTTACCTACACCAAGAACGAGAAGGGAACCATCAAGATTCAAAAAGCAGGATTCCAAAACAACTACACCGCTCCCTTTGCAAAGAGCGCAGCAGGTAACGACGACCGTGGTAAGTCCATTATTCGCCAAGTAGCTTTGAAGTCGGCTGTTGAAATGTCAGCGGCCTACGTTTCACAAGGCGCAACGATTCCAGTAGAGAAGATTTTTGAGCTTGCCGATAAGTTTAACGCTTGGATGCTCAACGAGCAGAAAGGCGCAAGTCACGAGGAACACTTTGCTCCACGTGTGGAAGAAAGCAGTCCTTTTTAGTGTGTGTGTTTTTTAGGACTGCTGGCCCCTCTTCGGAGGGGCTTTTTTTTGCTTTGAGTTTTTTGTATTGATATTTTGTTTACTTTTGACCAAACACACAGAATGAGACACCCAGACATTTTAACCAACGAATCGGTACTGCCGTTTCTGGAACGAGCAAGGGCTGGCAAGTATTTCGATACTGGCAAGCTCGGCAATCCGAAGATAGACGAATACCTACGATTTAAGGACGGGGAGTTTATCGTTGTAACTGGCCACGCCAACGTGGGTAAGACGCACACGCTTATTTACCTTATGCTTATGCAGAGCCAGAACTACGAGAAGAAGTGGTTGGTCTATTCAGCAGAAAACGAGGTACACTCGCTTAAAAGAAAAATGATTGAGTTTCTTGCCTGCGCTCCGATTCAGCAAATTCCAGAACACGTTATGTATCGGCATCTTGATTTTGTGAACGAATACTTTACGTTTATAGATGGCAACAAGCTGTACGATGCCTTCGGCCTTCTGCGGGTTATGGAGGAAATCAAAGAGGAATGGGACTACACTGGTGCGCTTATTGACCCGTACAACTCACTATCTACCGACCAAAAGAAACTTGGGAAGACTGGAATGCACGAATACCACTACGAGGTGGCCTCGGCTATTCGGGTGTTCGCCCACAAGAACAACGTAACAACAGTCGTAAACACACACCCAGTTACCGAGGCAATGCGTAGAACCTTTCCGCAAGGCCATCAATACGCAGGGCTTCCAATGCCCCCAATGACTTCGGATATTGAAGGAGGTGGCAAATGGGGCAACCGTGCCGATTGCGTACTGGTTGTTCACCGAATGGCTCAGCACCCGACGGATTGGTTATTTACCGAGCTACACGTGAGAAAAACAAAGGAAATGGAAACAGGCGGACGACCTACCCCGCTGGGTGATCCTATCCGTATGGAATCAATTAGAGGTAACGTTGGATTTAAGATAGATGGATATAACTTGCTTGACCAACAGACACCAGTACAAATTACCTTAAATGACACCGATGCACCATTCTGAAGACGCTTGGGAAATACACGTTAGAGACAAGATTCTTCGTGTAAACGATGCTATCCTGTGGATTAATAAAGTAGCGGTAGACAACCCAACCGAAACCGTAATTGTTGATCACCTTCTTTCCTTATGGAAGGCGACCCAGATGCTCGAAGATATGGTAGACCTTAAGCGGACGTTAGACGTTAAGGTACTTGAAGCCCGTTTAGATAACTCTAAATTGCGACACGACCTAAACCAGTCACTTATACAACTTGACCAAGCAAAAGCCGAAATCCTAAAACTTCAAGAGCAGCTAATATGAGATTTATCCCCCTGCCGTTTGACATTGACGAAATCTTTGAAATAGACCAGAAGCGTTTTGTTGTCCTTGACTACCGCCGTGCAAGCAACTGGAAGGACTGGGGAGCGTGGATGCTTATACAGGACGAGCAAGGCAAGACCTACAACGTGCCACTCCTTCACGTACTAACGCAACGCCAGATGGGCAAGGCACAATACCGAGGCAAAAGGTGAACTACAAAACATTCTGCGACTACATTCAGTACGAGGACGATGGAACCCGTAAGGCAAGAAACGTGGTAGTACGATCGGCTTATTGCAAGGCGTTCCGACCTATGTACACGCTAACGGAGCTTGGGTTCCAATTAGGCAAAGACCACTCGACCGTAATTCACTATGAGAAGTTGCAATACAGACGCAACGCCTTTTATGAATCGGCATTAAAGTCGGCCTTGCATATTCGAGGTGCGTTACCAAAGCAAGAAACGCCCGAAGAAAAAACGGTAACCAATGTACTTAATTATGATTATTTGGTTAAAGAGAATGCAGAATTGAAGCAACAGATAACGTATCTAAAAGCCAAGCTGCAACAAATAAACCAGATAACCAATGAATTTTAATATCGGATTCTACCC